AGCACCTCAATTTCATAGTCGCAGCGGGTCAATCCACAAGCAATGCAGGTAATCTCTCGATCTTCGGTTCGAATGATGGGGAAGACAGCATAGCCCATAATCTCCCCAGGCTTCCGATCTTCATCGGGAGGGCGCTCATAAAGATCTTCAGAATACTTTTCCATTATCGCTCGAAACCGACTCTCTGGGGAGCACCATGTTGCTCCATTCCATTGACAGCGATGGCTGCGATTTTGCGCAGGAATTCCAAGGCATCGACCTCGCAATAATGACGCTTTCCATCCCTATCCCCCGCCAACTTTTTGGGCTCGTTAACCCAGATAGCCCTAGCCTTCGACGCATACTCTTCAATGAGGAGGAGGAATTCCCCCACTTCAAGCGGGTTGGGGGTTTCGGACCCATCAGGGTTACTCCATAGAGAGTCCTGATAGGCTCTTTCGCTGTCGATTGCTCTGAAAACTTCTTCTCTGTTAGTCATTATCGTTCCCTTTCTGTCAACTCTCGTAGCCTGAACGTTCGAGAATTCCGTTTTGCTCCATACAAGCGACGCCTAGCGCCGTCACTTTTCGAACGAAATCTAGACTCCCCTCCGCTCCCAAACTTCTTTGATCTATACTATTGCCTCCGTTTTCTAATATGCTCTCCAAGCGGCGTGCTTCCTGTAAGTAGTGTTCCATGAACACAATGAACGCTCCGGTCTCGTGTTTGCCGCTGGATTCGGCGGTATCCCACTTTTTCTGATACTCTCGCTCGCCATCAATCGCCTTGTATACCTCAGCTCTGCGGTCGTCTTCGTAAGTCATTATCGTTTCCTCGCTATTACGTAAAAGCTCCACAGAGGATCTGGCCGTGAAGTGTACTCAAGAATGTTGAAGTTCAGCTCTTCGCGCAAAAATTGCACTAGAGTCACTGGTTCGGGGTTCCAGACGTGCTCTTTACCCACCCACGAGCCTGTTTTAGCGTGCCAAGGCTCACATTGAGGATGAGGTAGATACATGAACAGAATCCCGTGAGGTCGTATGATGCGATGCCATAGCGTAAGCTCTTGTTTCCACTCCGTTACTTGTTCCAAACAATGAGAACTGAATACTCCGGCGAACTGGCCGTCTCTTGCGTTCTCTATGATATTGCGGTTTCCTTTGTCTATAGGAATCGAGTTCATTAGAGGCCATTGACTGCACCCAACATCAACGTATCCGCTCTTCATGTATTCCTTGGCCTTGCATTTTACGAAGTCAGCAGCGTTTCCTGTGTTTAAGAAGTTGGGGTAGCGCTTCTCAAACCTGACATCGGAGATCTTGTTCATAACATCATCCCACTCAGGCCTAGCTACAACAACATTGAAAGGCTTCCGTCGCTGCTCTCCTTCCTCAGTCATACCCATGACAACCCGGACGTTCAAGGCAGCCGCCGCTTGGGTAGCCCAACAATCTGGGCCAACCACAAGAGAAGCAGAACCTAAAATTCTGAGTGCTTTGCGCGTATCATCAAGACTTTTAGGATTCTCTAGGGTGAGGACTTCCGCACCAGTGCTTTTCAGCCTCTCCGCTATTCTTCCGACTCTAGGCCACCCTACAATAGAATGATGAGTTTGAACGACTACTATAGTGTTCGTATCTGCCGGTCTATCTGGCAGAAAAATTTGAGGTGTCTTTCGTGCTAAAACTACTTCAGCAAAGATGGCGAATCTCTCTACTGTTGGTGCTAGAAGCGTCCAATCATCTGTGATATCCGCATAGTGATCGGCTTGGGGTTTGGGAGTCTCAAACTCGACAATTTCATAGATTAGAGGATGATGCTCGAAAAACGGGAAAAATTCCTTCTGGGTTCGCAAGGTAAGCTGGCATGGGGCGAACTTGTAATAAAGAGCTTCGAGAGTGGGCTCCGAAAGGATGATATCATGGATATTGCCAGATATTGTAACAAGAACTTTTTGCATTGTTTCACTCATGCAGTTTGTTGTAATCGTGTCGTATGGTTTGCTATAACTTTAGTGAATTAATTGATGTCAAGTAGTAATTTCCGTGCTGAGCCGTCCGAACCCATTAGTCTTTCGATGTGGGCTTCCGCATCTTCACCAGAGGTAATCTTGATCAGACAGCGAGTTTCGGGGTTCATTGCATATTCTCGAACCTCTGAGGGGTTTGCCTCTCCATGCCCTTTCAATCGTACAATAGGAGCAGATTTGCCACTTTTGGGTAGTGTTTTTCTCACTTCTTGCAACGTATGGCCATAAAAGCGCGTGCTCTTATGAGTAGCTACGAAAAGTGGAGCATCCACGATATAAAGCATCTCGGTAGAAATGAGCTGTGGCATATACAGTGTGAAAAACGCCAGACAAAGGGCTGCGATGTGTTGCCCATCAGGATCCGAGTCGGGCATCAGTAGTAGTTTTCCGATTCTGCATTTAGCTGGTTCGCATAAGTCTCCGGTTTTGGTCCCTATGCAGGTGATGATATCCTGAATCTCTCGGTTGGCGAGGAACTTAAATGCGGATATCCGGCTAGCATTAGGAATCTTGCCTTTGAGGCCCAGCACTTCCTGATAATAAGCGTTGCGTGCTAATTTGATAGAACCTCCGGCTGATTCTCCCTCACATATGAAAAGCTCTCGTTCGTGCGGTTTGCATTTCGGAGCCTCGGCCAATTTTCCCGGCAGTACACCACGCTTACTGTTCTTGTGTACTACCAACTTTCGTATAGTGCTACGCTCGGCTTTGAACTTGTCTCTGGCTTTGCTAAGAGCTACTGCCCGAGCAATGATGGTATTCGTCAGATCTCGATTAGCTTGCAAGAAATCAGTAACAGGCTGAGAAAGTTGACGAGTCACTATTGCCTCCACATCTGTATTGGTCAACTGATCTTTGGTTTGACCTTTGAAATGCGGATTAGTGTGCCTCAAATGGATGGCTGCGACAACTCCGGCACGGAGATCGGACGAGACTATTTTATCGCTGCTTGTATGCTGTTCCTTGAGCAGTTTACTGATTGTTTTTTGCAGTCCTTCAAGATGGGTTCCTCCTTCGGGCGTAGGACTGCTGTTCACGAAAGAATATGTCATCTCATTGTCATCATCAGTCCATAAAATGGCGACATCCATCCCACGAGTCTGCACAAAAAGAGGTCTAGTGTGCAGAGATTTCGCACCTATGTCTTCTGCTGATTGTGCCACAAATTCAGATAGTCCTTTAGAGGACTTAAAATTTTCTCTGGTATTGTGTTCGTCATCTAGTAAGCATAGACGCAGACCAGGGCACAGATACTTCAGAGTACTAAGCCAGTCTCGTATGATAGCATGATGTATTGTGGCATTGAAACCACTGAAAGGCCCTTTGCCGTCATAATCAGGCAGAAAGTGAACGATGGTGCCTTTTTTCAAAAGGCGTCCGCCACCGGTGACTTTGACAATTTTGGAAGTAGCTTTGCCTCTTGAGAATGACTGTTTCCATTCTGTGGATTTGCGGACCGTGTGGACATTGACCCACTCAGAGAGAGCATTGACAACAGTAACTCCAACACCGTGAAGACCAGCAGAAACTGAGTAAGCGTTCTGGTCGAACTTACCTCCCGCGCCAAGGATAGTGAAGATGGTTTCTAGTGTGGATTTGCGAGTCTTGGGGTGCTTCTCAACGGGAATGCCTCGTCCGTTATCCTGCACACTGATGGATCCATCACCGTAATGAGTGACCATAATTTCCGTGACATGGCCTGCCATATACTCATCAATGGCGTTATCCAGAACTTCTTTGACAAGCTGGTGCAGCCCATCCGAACCCACATTTTGGATGTACATGCCGGGCCGTTCGCGAACATGAGCGGCGTCCTTGAGGACTCTGATAGACTTGGCGTTGTATTCAACCATTAATGGAAAGTCATCCTTTTCATGCTCCGCATTTTGTACATGAACTTATTTGGATCGTCTCTAAATAACCTGACGTGAGCGATCAAAATGTAGACCTCGTTGGGCTCAAGGTCTCCGGTGTTGGTAGGTGCGTTTTCCGGGCGAGTGAGCAGGGTAAGCATCCATTCATCGCCCTCATTGAAACACATTTCACAGAGCCCGCTCATCACGTCCCGATATTGCGCATATTCAACATGAAGCAGCACAGGTCCTTCATCTTCAGCGTTCGGTAAATGCACTTTCGCCAAGGCAGATTGGGGGTCGGGATCTTCCCGCAAATCATACAAGAAATAGCGCATTTCTTGCTCTTCGGGCGCGAAACTGAAGTTCATCAGTCTTTCTCGACCTTCTTGCATTCCGCGAAATCGAAGGCGCGCACCACGGTATTAATCGCTCGATTGACGTTTGCTTCGCTCACGTAGCCTTCGCTACTTGTAGCGAGGATTTCGCCATTTACAGCACGCAGACGCCATCTCCATTCCCCGGCGCTGTCTTCGTACCTCTCAATTACAGGATTTCTATCTGACATGTTTCCCTCCTCTGGATACTCCATCAGGAAACGAAGCTCTCAGTGCTCCTGATTCACTATTCCAAGATGCAACAGTTTTTCCCAGCATTCATCGCGTTCTCGACACTTTTTTAGTTTAATCCAAGACGGGTCTTGTGCTCTCTCGAAATGTTGCTGAGAGTTTCCGGTTGGATCAGTTTGAAGCAATTCTATCATGCGCCGGAGCACCCCAATTTCGAGGCGCGTTAACTGAAGAGCCTCTAGACGGTAATCTACAAACGCTTCCCACGCTTGCGGGAATAGCTTCGCCACGATTTCGTTACCTGCTAAGGTTGCGTATTCCCGGATCTCCTGTTGAGCATGCTCATTCATGCGCAGTTTTAGGAAATGGAAAAGGTTGTGCAGATCTATTTTCCAGTATGCCTCAGTGTAATTTGAGAGCGGTAGATCCTTGCGAGCCTGTTCACGTGCGACACCCCATTCTAATCTCTCCTCGTACATCTTACGAGTCATTGCATGATTTTCGCTTTCTCTGGCAGTCAAGCGATCTCCATAGTTTGGGTTCAGATTCCCAGAACTCCCTTGCTTGTTACCTTCGCTTTGCAGACGCCACTCTCCAGGGAGCGTGGTGGCGCACTCATCTACAGCCACCGAATATCGGGTAGAATATTCATTCACCGATGCAGTTCTGTGTCGTATCCATTGTCGCCACGTGTCCATCGGCACCCGAACACGAAACTTTAACTCTGCCATCTCGAAAGGTGTCGTATGATGGTGCCTCATTAAAAATCGAATTAGAGTCCGATCGTCGGAGGTGTGCTGAGTGCCCTCACCGTAACATACACGAGCAGCTTCTACAATGGAATAGTCCTCTCCCATCCAATCCACTAAACAGATATTGCCGCCGCTTCCAACTTGGAATTTTTTCCATCTTAGGGCATTTCCCGCTTCTTGATTGCTCATTGTTTCTCCACGTAGTCAGTAAGAAAAGAATTGACGATGTTAATGGCCGCATTTAACGATTCTACTCGATAGCCGGTAGCTTCGCGAATCATAGAGTGTTCATGCAAATTGCCTTCGTTCTCTATTATCAGAACCACCGGTTTGTTGAAGGCTTTCGCCCAAGCTATCTCCATGACAGTTCCGATAGAGACTATCTTAGCGCCTTTGAGATAGGCCACCAACATATCACAATGCATGACATCGTAATAGTCTCGGGTCGTAATAGCTCTCGAAGTACTGAGAGGACGCCGCATGCCGTTCTGCCCATCATCGTAAGCATCTTTAATACAAACTTCGCTATCCAAATATTCTTTGCACCGCAGAGGAGATATCCCAACGATTCCGTCATTTAACTTGGTCTTGAAGTGCTCACGCCAGCTCGTAGCGCTACCAAAACTCTCTCCTGTGATAGGACCTGCCAAATAGCATGTGATCGCTCTACTCATTTAAGACTCCTTTATTCATGCGGCTTCTTTCATCCTCTCGGCCTCTTTCTTGCGAAGGCGATTCATCATATAATCCAGGTGGAGCTGGGTTCCGTCCCAGGGCTCTATTTCTCCCCACTTCAAGCCGATTTCGAAATCGACTTCGAGAGGTATGTTGAATTGTACTCCCCATATCTCTTTCATGCGTTCCATAAGTTTTGCGGTGAAGAAAGGCTGAATAGCTGCCATAGCCTCTGGAACCTCTTCAATTGGAACCTGAATCAGACAAGAGTCATGAACAACGTCCTCAATCTGCCAGCAATCCTTATCGGGATGGATATGCCATTTACCCGTTTCTATAAGCCACTCAGAAAGCATAGCAGCTCCAAGGAATGCTCCATCCGACGAGATGCCTTGAATAGGACTGTTGCGGGCGATGCGCTTGGCGCGGGCGATTTCCCCCTTGTCCGCCAGACCTAGCATGAAGGTGATCAGGCGGCGTCTGCGACCTATGGGACTTTCTACATATCCATTCTGCTCCGCAAAATCCTCTATGTCGAAGAACCATTGTTCGGCTGCATCGAACTGTTTGAAGAAGTCGGCAATTCGGCCTTGGACTACCCCGATATCTGCCACATTCAATTGCTGCGCGATGGCCTTGGCTCCGCGTCCGAACATGGAGCCGAATACGATTTGCTTGGTGTCATTTCGCTGGATCTTGGTGACTTTCTCGATATCGACCTGATACATTTCGCTGGCAGTGGATTTATGTAGATCACCTGCAATTCCTGCGAATTTTTTGGCCTGACACAGCTTCTCAAACTCGGGATCTTTGGTAATAGCCCTCTCAGCCATCTTGAGAGCTTTGTGGGCGTATTTACCGCCCTCTCGAAGCTCCTCTATATCGGCATCCAGCAAGGCCACACCGGCCTCTAACACAGGATATCTCAGTTTGGGGTGTTTGGCTGCGTATTTGTTGCTCAGTTCAAGATACGTCATCCGGGCCTTTTTGCCCATATGAAAAGCCTTAGCCAACGAAGGACATTGAGCTAGGATACCCCACCAACGGATCTCTGAAGTCATGAAGTCGAGCTGAACCAGGGCTGTCCCGGGCTCGGCCGCATACATGTTCTTGATTTCTTTCTTGGCCCAATTATCGGCTCTGGGGACTTGTTGAAGGTTGGGCTCGGTACAAGAGGATCGTCCGGTGTCTGTCGTGGTCACCCAGAAACTCGGGCGCACACGAGAGTCCTTACTGCCCTCAGCATCCATTTTAGGATCGAGGAAATCAAAAATAGATTGAACGTAGGAAGTCGCCAACTTCTTGAGGCCTGAATGCTCCTTGAGCATACCCACTTCTTCACGGATCTCGTAATACTTTTGTTGGAAATGCTTATCTAGTTTGCCTGTGGGTACTTCTTTCCCTTTACTGGGCCCGTACAGTATCTTCCTTTTGCTCTTACCGAAGTCAATAGGTTCCAGTCCCATCACGTCAAAGAACAGGGTACGTTTGTGGTCGTCTTTGTTAATATCGAAGACCCAATCTCCTTCAGAAGCGAAGATGGGCTTCATCTTGCCTCCCAGTTCTCTCTTTCGCATAACTGCGTTTGTCTTCCTGGCGGGCTTACTGGTTTTCCACCACTTCTTGATTTGAGCCATGCGGATTGTGATAGGGCTTTTCTTCGCATTACTCAAGAGACGTAACTGATCAATATCCACCCACAAGCCGTTGGAGCCCATGATGGCGTTCATTCGCACAACAGGCTCAAACCAATGCTCGCTCAGTTTGAGTAATTGTTCTTTGTAATCTTCCCGTTTTGCTCGCTCAAGGATGTTGAAGAACAGGCGATAGGTATACACAACATCACTACATCCGTACTTAGCCAACCTTCCTATTTCGACTTCTAGCATCCGTCCTTGATTACGCATGCGCTCGATTTCTGGGTCCTCTCCGTACTTCTCGACATTCAAATAGTCTCGAATTAGAGTTTCCAGTCTATAAGGCTTGTCCATTGATTTGCCACGGTTCTCGTCCTGGCAATACGCCATCGTCATAGTATCCATGAGAGGGCGATTGAATTTGGTGATACCCAATCCAAAATTGAATATCATTCTACAATCGAATTCCATGTTGTGGAACACCCAGTACCGGAATGGAGGATTTGGATGTGTGAAGAGCTTTATGAGCGCAGCATCGAGACGTTTGTACTCTTCTATAGTGAAGCCAGATTGCGGGTGGTGGTATGGGATAGCAACTGCGTTCTTGCCATCGTGGCAGAACTGGAACATACCTAGGATGTTGTCGTAGCGTTTGTTTAGACCTTTGGTTTCAGTGTCGCACGAGATGACCTTGATGTTCGGATCCGTTAGCAAGAAGTCTACATATTTCTCGATTTCATCAATGTCCTCAAGGAACTTATACTTCCACGGTTTGGACCAGCGATTTGCTTTCTTTGCAAGCTTCTCGGATCCCAATATGAGCTGCAAGTCATTCTTCCACTGCTCATACAAATTCTGTCTACGTAGGATATATGCTGGATGAAAAGTGGCAAATACCTTTCCGATGGAATCGTGCTCAAAGTGCTGGCCGCGAGCCACGGTGATCTTAGGAGCATCTGGAAACAGTGCTTTGAGAGCTGTACCTCCCAATACCACTATCTTGGTAGGTTTGAGTTTTTTGATGTCCGCTCTAAGATGTTTGCGGCAAGCTTTGGATGCAGCGGGATCCGGCGGAACGGTCTCTGCGGCCTCATTGCGTGGCCAGTAACGCGCGATGTTGGTGTACGCGACAGACGCCCCACGTTTGTTCAGTTTGCGGAGAGTGTCCCGGAGTAGCTTTCCAGATCGGCCAATGAAAGGCAAACCATCAGAGGCTTCGTTTTCACCTGGAGCCTCTCCGATAAAAAGGATAATCTCTTTTGGATTCCTGGTGCCCACGCGGATTTGGGTGGGTACAAGATGACATTTCCTGAAAACAGGGCATTGGGATTGCTCACACGTGAACTCAAGAACGCCCGATTCCCAAGTGTCTTGGGAGGACTCGTCCTCAAACTCTTCGTCTTCGATTTTGGGTGAAGTTTTAGCGCTCGGCATCCAATGTCTTTAGTCTATCAGATGTCTAGTACATGGGCGGAAAATTAGCCTAAAATTAGATGAATTAAGCCTTAATTAGGCCTAGCTCCAGAGATATTTCACGATAACTGCATTTACGTCGGTCATTGCTTTACGTAGAGAAAGAGGCAGCATCCAATAGAAGTCCTCGCGCAGATTGGGGGTGATGATCACCGTCCCTTGCTCATTCTCCTCGCCGTACATGCCTGGGGCGAGGCGCTGCACCTCTGCGGCCTCTATTTGCCTGATCGGAACTAAAACAAAGACGCCTTGAGCACGAGCAGGGCTCGTTTCGCGGACGATCTCAACCAGCCAGAATTCTCCATCTTTGGGGATCTCATCATCAGGGACCCATTTGGAATCAATGACTCCTAGTTTCCCTAATGTCCTGGTGATGAGGTGGTTATGGATCTTCGGCTTACCGTTGATCGTGCCGCCGCCTATGAGTTGGGTATTCGTGAAAAATTTGACAACCGTGCGTAAACCTGTGGGCACTACTCTCATACTGCTTTCCTGCTAATCTTAGAATGGTAGGAAATTGACGTTTGTTCCTACAAGGGATATAAACGCTTTCCTTCCAGGGTTTATCTGCGATTTCAGAGAAACGAAATACGGTCGATTTTGGTCAAACTTGCTATCATCCATATCCTCAACCCGCATTTCTCGGAACTCGAAGAGATTGGAAGTGTTGCTGATGATGTTGTTCGCGGCTGAAAAGACAGTTCCATCTTCAGCAATCAATTCTATAGTGACCGAAGCTCCTAGCTCGGCACTAATCTCAACAACGAGTCTATCAGGTGGAGATTCTTTTGCTACGAAAGGGAAGTAGTGAGTGATGCTTTGAATGCTGTCGGCTGTGTTCTCTAGTTCCAGGAATGCTCGTGTATTCACACTATCGTATACATCTGTTTGCGTGATAGAGCCTGGAATAGGATCCTCTTCTTGCAGTTGGATTTTATTGAGATATGGAGGAGGAGAAATATCTGAAGGAAACTCTGTAGGATTCTTGATCTGTAGCTTCGGAGCTTCGATGAAGAATTCCGCGTTCAGGGGCACAGAACCTCCAGGATATCTTACCCATCCAAGCACGACTGTATTCTCTAGATCGTCAAAGGCGAATATCCCATCCAGTCTCAATAACGTTGCAGAAACTCCGCCTTGAACATTCTGGTTTATGTGCTCATAGGCGATTGTGTAGTCTTTTGCATCGGCAGAGAGAGGTATCGGAACATTTGTAGAAGCTGTCTCTTGCAGAAGCAGAGTATGAAGCATCACAACGCTTGGGGCTATTGCTAATGTCTGGCTATCAAACAAAGTGAATTCAGCGCCGGAAATTACGCCGTACTGCACAATTGCTGTAGAGATCTGGTTGATCCGGTCAGCGAGTACAGTATCACCAAAGTTTATAAGTCTAATTTGAGCCATAATGCTACCCCTGACCGTATAGCCGGAATGTTCCTGATGAGATCAATCCAGCTTCGAAGATGAACCTAATTCCATCAATAGGAGGTACACCGGAACTACCGAGGCCTCGATACTGCCCCATTCCTGAAACACGCGATCCGAGATCATCGTCGTTGTTGCCCCAACCTTCCCAACTAATTTTTGGTAGGCTGGCAAGGTCACCGAAATTGCTCAACGTGAAAGTGAAATCCCAATCTTCTTTGGAATCGGTTCCGAATTTCCAACCAGCATTTGTTCTAGTGGTATTTATGAAGTCTGCTGTATCGTCCTCGCTAGAAAAAACTCCTGTTGAGGTGGTATGTGATGCAGCAGTCCAACTGTAATCACTAGTGCCGCTTTTGAAGACTCCTCCTATGCTGAACAAGACGTGAAAATTGTCAGAGTCCGATGTAGGAGTAAGTTTATCGATCTCGATAATATAGCGAGTATACAGAGCCCCAGGAGACGCAGGGTCCGTCAGGTTTGTGAAGTCAACCGACGAGGCGTTGGCGGGCGTAATGGTCTGTATCAAAGAACGCCCAGCGATAGGATTCCCTAACGTATCAAATATGGTCGCGCCTTGAATCTCCATCTAAATCTCCGCAACAATCACAGCTCTACCTTCCCGTGCCAAGAGGAACGTCACGGTCACAGTATTTTCATCTGTGATCTCAACACCTTCAGGTATGAGAGCTTCGTCGTTCTGGTCATAAACTGCCCACGTCACGTTGGTAGTGCCGAGGTTATGAGTAATAACCCATGTGGTAGATGCTGGTGAGAATGCCTGTGCAAACACGTCAACTCCTGTTCCATCAGCACCGGTGGCTCCGGCAACACCAGCAGCGCCATCTGCTCCAGCGGCACCTGTGATCCCCGCTTCACCGGTAGCTCCAGGGCTCGATCCAGTCGGACCAGTTGCACCAGCATCGCCAGCAGATCCGGTTGGTCCGGTCGGCCCAGCGCTAGCCGGAAGTATTTGCGAAATATCGAGAAGTTCAAAGTCTGTGAACGTGCCGAACATTTCGAGTTGAATCTTGAAAATTTCCGCGCCAAAATCCTTGGTGAATTGTGCCAAGTTGGGGTTCAGATTCTCCAGAGTCATCGATTCGTAATCCTGCCAATTGTCTGGATTCGAAGCCAAAGTGGATCGAATACGAACTGAATCGCTAGTCACGTCTTCAGGATTGTAAATCACTAGAGAAATCTCATTAATTCCTGGAGAGAAACCAGAAGGAGCAGCAACAGCGCGGCTTCGGTATTTGCGACGCTCTTTATCCTTATCAGAGCTGATGGGCGGAATCTTGGTGCGCAAGCCCTCAGCAAAAGCATCCGGGGAAACGCCTACGTACACGTCTGTGCCTCTTTCAAAACCGGTAACTTCAAGACCTGCAGGAACCGGGGTGGCTAGTGTAGTAACGATTTCGTTGTTTGTCAGACCAGCCACATCTCGTGTCAGACTTACTCCCGGGAAACTATTGATCGTCTCGGCTATACCAGTGATTTCAGAGCTGAAAGTGGAATCAGCTAGAGTAGCTACGATGTTGTTGGCTGTTGTGGATGCATCAGCACCGATACCTAGATTGAATTCGCCAATAGAGGAATCAGCTCCTCCATCTGATCCGTTGGACATGCCAGATGGATTTAAAGTGAATCCTGTGGAGATCGATTCCTGAATAAGCACATTACCAATCACGCCTGGAGTGTCGTTTGTCAGATTGACCGAAGTTCCGTCTCCAGCCACAGCGGTGATATCGAATACTGCACCATCAATAGCCGAGATCATCGCTGATTGAACCGTAGCAGCGAGTGAGGATTTTGCTACTGTGACCGGAACATTTGCGCCACTCGTACCGCCACCAGTATCAAATTCAAAAGTGAATTCTGTAACACCGTCACTGATGACGAACAGATCTCCATCCGCAAGGCCTGCTAGACCGGTTCCTGCATAACTAGCTTGTCCGCTGCCCGCGCTGAAGCCCATGACAGAAGCCAATGAGCTAGTTGGCAGATCAAACAAATTTGTACCGGTGACAGTGAAGGATCTATCTGTCAGAGCAGATACGGTGTAGACTGTGGCGTTCGTGGTAGCAGCGTTTAGTGAGTTTGCTAGAGAAGTCGCCAAATCTGCTGGAGCGAAGGTTCCCGGCGGAACGTTTGCCACAACAGATGCAGAGCCGCCTGCTGGGGATTCATCAACAATGAAGGCAGTCTGGCCAACAGCAACAGAGATTCCGAAGTTCAGCGCAGCCATAGTTCCTGTAGCTTTGACAGGCTTTTTCGCAGTAAGAACTCTGCCTGAACCTAGGTCGATAGTATCCCCGTCCGATAGTGTCTCATTGAAGGGAATGTAGATAGTTCCCACAGCAGAATTCGGATCTGCACTGTCTGCGAAGGAATCTAGGAAACGCGGAATTCTGAGATCTTCAAAGATCCACGGACGCGCGCCAGACTCAACAGGGAAGCCATTGAATAACGGAGTGCTCGGCAGATGCAAATTGAGGTTGATCGTTCGTACATCGCGAACTTCATCAACAGCCAAGCCGTCCCAGAATATGTTAGCTAGAGCACATTTCTCATTGAAGGATTCTGTAATGTGTGCCTCTTGCGCTGCATATACGATGATTGTAGAATCGTTGCCGTCATTAACTCGATTTAGGATCTCGATAGAATCCAGGGAAAGGAAAAGCCCAGTTGTGCGAACAAACTGATTTGGATTTTCGCTGGTGCCGGGGATGGCGGAATCTACGTATGTCCCGAATTCGAATGTGACAGTTTCATTTAGAGGATTGCTATTGATATCGACGCCGATAAGTCGGATGCTTACTTCCATTCCCGTCACGTTGGCTGCTCGGGTCAGGCCAATTTCAAGCGGAGCATCGCCTTGCATAGCAATACCAATAGAAGTAGATCCAACAATGGCATCCAGCTTCGTAGGAGCAAGCAAAATCTGAGGCGATTTGAGGAGAGCCCCATTAGCGTCAAGGAACACTCTAAAATCTCGGGGAATAGGTCCAGAACCATCGAAAGAGATTGTAGGAGTAGGTATATCTGTGACTGCGATGCCGTCTGCCACAATTAGCTCGCTATCACCGGGCTGCCCAAATGTCAAATCATTAGTGGGCGGATCGACAGGTGCTTCACCAGCAGAAGCGACTAGGTATTCAATGGTGACTCCATTATCCGGGATCTCCTCATCTTCCGGCACTACAAGAATGCTTTCACCGGGCACGAAATCTGCCGCGAGTTGAATAGCAGGGAAGCCGGTTTCATACACGCTGCCAAGACGGACAGCGAAATGTCCCAGATTTGCGTATTTGGCGTTGATGCCACCGTATATAGCGCTGCGGCGAGTGATATCTCCTGTAGTGTCTATCAAGAAACTAGCTGCTTGGATGGTCTCAGTCATCTTAACGCCCGGCATCTTGGGAACGCTGATATCTTTGGACAGAACCATGCCATGAGCGAGAGTCTGTTGGTACAGTGTTAGCTTACCTGCAGCCAGATCGTTCAGGCTCGTTCCATGAGGATTTGTGCTTGTGGGTTCAGCGGTACCAACCATTTCGCGGTGTCGAATATCTACCGGGCTGTACCAAGACCTGTTGAACGTGAAGTTAGAGTCTCCTAGGTCGATTGTAATATCCAGAGACAAATCGGCAAGCTGATTGACTGTGACGATGCCTAGAACTACAATATCTTCTTTGCGGGTGGGAGAAAACAGAGCCGCATTATTGAAGTTTTCTAGGGTAGCTACCCCGATAACATCTTCATTTGTAGCTGGGCGCTGCTGTTGTACAGCAACATCGACGTTGAATTTGTTGACTCGTCTTTCTTCCCCTTCCTCAAGGAAATACTCAATGTAGACAACATTCACGGCTCCAATGGCCGTTGAAGCTAGTTCAAACAGGAAAATTTTGTTGTTTAACTTAACCCAATTGCCGCCAGCAGTGACAGCAGTGCCTGGGCTTATGTCCACCCGAATTGGATCAGTGGAAGGCAGTACATTTAGAGGACGCCCCAGATCCGTGATAGAGATGTCTCTGGGATCGGTGTCGTCAACGATTCCTGACTCGCCTGCAATGGAAAGTTTAGTGCGCTCCTGAATTTCTTCGGAGCTACTATCCTGCTGGAAAGACAGGAAATCTGTTGAAACAGGGGCTTGGAAATTGACGCCCGGTAGATTTACGCTCATAATTCTAATTCCTGTCTAAAGCCACGCCTTCTGTAGAGAAATAAGTGTTCTCAAGAGTCATAGGAAAAGTATCCCGCCATCGAAACGGTTTGGAGTTCTGGAGGAATTAAACCGGCCTTTTAGGCCAGAAGCGAAATTCAAAAAATACGGCTTCTGGAAAACGTTGGTGGCTTGCCATTGAGCTTCACCGAATACGTCTGCGGTGATCCCGTAGACCAATGAAAATGCTTGAGTCTGTGTGGGGACCCAGTTTCCGAACTCTACCTGAGTCTCTTCGTCTTGTCCGATCACAATGATCTCGATCCGCTCGATTGGTTGGTCTGTAGCTGTCGTTCCAATAAGAATTTGAGTAGGTGTTAGAGCTTCCAAAGAGAACTCTCTTGTCTCATTAGGAACAAAAGTTACCCTGACAGTAGCGGGCGTGGATGCCTTAACAGGTACAATCCATTCCGTCCCCGGAGGCAATACTGGAATTACCTCTTGCGTTGTTTGGAACTGTCCACGCCCATCGCATATGGCAATCGCCGTAATTTCTTGTGCGACGCCTCGCTTACCAAAAGTCATGGCTCCGTCCGCAACATGCCACAAAATAATAGAATCTGCCATGATAGGCATTTCAGAGATCGGGAATTGCTTATCGACAGGTAGAGGAAATAAATTGTCGTCCACAATGGAGTTGCCTAGTTTATCGTATACCGTAAGCGACATCTGCTCATCCACGTTTGGCCGATCGAAAAGCACACCAGACACATAATCCAGAAGGAAGGGGCCTATGTCATCTGGGTTTCCTGGGACTTGTGGTACAAATACCTGATTACTGAGATAGCTTGGTTGAGCTTTCAAGAACAGGTTGTTGCCTCCAGACAAGGCTGTTAAATCGACCGGTGTGGATTCGTCCAAGATGACTTCGTGAAAGAGACTAAAGGGAGCTTCCTCATCTACCACGCCCAGTAAGCGCGAACGTGATACGCTGATATCAAGAAGGCTGGTAAGTAAGCCTGGCGTAGTTTCAAACGAGAGCTTGTCTCCGGCCAAGATGTGATAGCGACTCTTGACGATAAGAGTAGTACTGTCAGCAGGCGCATCAAGCGATACAAATAGAGGTGTTGCAAACAGATTCACACTTGCATTTTCCGAGAAGTCGCCAGTTACAGGTTCGGTAAGCTGGATAAAAGTATCAGAAAAGTCCCGGACTGTGGCGAATTCGATGTCAGGGCCTATGGATAGAATCGCGCCGATTTCTAGCCATTTGTTGGGTCGTTCCAGTAATAGGATTTGTGTGTTTTTGGGCGCTGCGGCTTGCAGGAGGATTTCGTTATCGGGATTTATTAAAGCGAAGTCCGCACCTGTTTTACGTGCGAATCTCACCTGCCCTTTCAGCAAAGGATCAGAGAAGATAGGGAAACCCCTTGGCTGCACTACCACGTTGGAATAGTGCGGCGAGATGCCGCTCAACAGCTCGTTGTATCTTTGCAACCTACCCATTACTCTTCTCTATCTCTGTTCTGAGGACGCCTATTTTATAGCCAACATTTCCCAAATTGTCGTATTGAGCCAATTTACGCTCAGCTTCAGCAAGAAATTCAGAGCCTTTGGCCACGCTGGATTCAGCTAGCGTGTTTTCTGGCGCTAGTACGGAACGCATGCTTTGCACAACACTTCTCAGGACCGATATCGCTTGTCTGGACTCCAGATCTAGAATTTTGAAGATCAGTTGTTCGATGTCCTGCACAGCGGTAACAGCCGAAATCTCCATTGCCTCATCAGGGATGTTTTGATCTTTGATGAGAGCGTAATGCTCTTTTGCTAAAGATGCTAATGACTTATTCAGCGGTTGCGCATCTTCAGAAGACAGAGTGAAAATGGCCGCGTCTACATCTGCAACTACATCTGGCAGATTGTGTCCATCGAGCGTGTCTGCAATCACGACCAGTTCTGTGAGTACCGTGTTAACGTCCATTAGTATTGCGTGATCGCTCGTGTGACGAAATTACTGTTGATGTTCTTGGCAACGATAGGAAAATGACTGACGGCGTATAGTATCCGGGTTCCTATCTCCGCTGGGTTCACAGAGTCCATGATATCCACATAAATTCCAAGCTCTCCAAGTCCGAAGTTCCCATCAGTTTGACCGATCCGACATACTAGAGACACAGCCGACATATTAGGGAATTCGATATCAAAGAAGGGCTCCACCACTGCTGGAGCCGAGGCGGGGAATCGTTCATTCTCTAGATAAGGACTGACTCCTCCTTCAAGAAGTCCTGTCCCTGGGACTATACCAAAGTTGTTGAAGCCCAGACCACCAGTGTCATACTCAACTAGTGTATTCAGATTTCCTAGATCGCCTGCGGAGAGGGCGGAAATGGTAACCACATCACCAGACACTACCGCCTTCACCACATTTTCAATGAGAGGATTAGACGATCCGTTGATAGCTGTGGCGATATTCTGAGCCGTTTCCGCCAAGGTATCTCCTGGGACCCAAGTATTAGCGCCCGGTGAGTTGGTGATGACTTGGAAAGTAGTTGTGTTATCAGGCAACAGACCTCCACCACCGGCATCGGTCCATGTCTTACCTGTAGTCGGATCGAAAGTTCCAATTTGAAATTCGGAGGACGAGTTAGTGATGATCAGTTCATCAAGACCGCCCAGTGTTCCGCCTATCAGACGCAAGCGTTGCCCAATGTGGGCATTACTGGCAATACTGGACGGAGTGACTGTTAAAGTGCCGCCACCGTTTGCTCCACCTGCTTCGGTGCCTCCGGTGGCTGTGCCTGACTCCACCACAATAATACCAGCCGGAAAAGATACGCCGTTTATTATTAGTGCGTCGTTCACATCAAAGCGGTTGTCTAGAATAGCAATAGTCGCTAGAGCCTCAGTGGTTTGATCGTTGATTGGGTTGACATGGAGAGGATTCACTGTATCGTATCCGCCATCTCCTACAGCAAATCCCGCCAATTTGAAAGTCACAAGCGGAGCATCAGGATCGTTTCCGTCTAATTTACCACGAGGCACAATAGATCTAGCCAGGAGATTGCGTCCTGCTAAAGTCAATTGTGCGACCGGTACATCGCTATCGGACGGGATGAAGGGCATTTAATCCTCTAATTCTGCATTCTCAGCAAGTTTTTTAGCAACTTCGGGGAAGTTCTCTGCAAGCATCACGTATCCCTTAGCAATTTCATTCTTGATGGATGAGAACGTGTTGGTGCTTGTGTTGGATGCTTTGATCGCCTCTGTCATAATGAAAGGCATTAGTTGGAAATGGCATCCTTTAGTAATCTGATCTTTGCCCGTTTGAAGGTTGGTCATGATGATTTCGTTCCAAGCCGGGCACCCGTTCTCCCCATGCTGCTCGGGACATTTGTGGCACTTGAACGCTCGTTTATAAGACGCCATTAATAATCCTAGTCCCTGATGCAGACGATTGCGTTGATGTATGACGGACGCCATGTACCGTCGTTTGATACAGCGTGCTCGTGAGTAGTTCCACCACCTGTCGAGTCCGTCGCACCACCAAGATTTCTCATCAAGCCACTAAAACCTGAAGCGTCGCCAGTGGCGATTGCCACACCGTCAATATTGTGCGTATGCGCAGGCATTTCCGAGATTGTCAGAGCATGAGGGTCTGCTTGGAATCCAGTGATTGTCCAACTACCGCCGGTTACGCCGCCCAATGCTTCGGAATCAACGACCCGTACAACTGCATCATTCACAGCTACATCTAAAGTCCAGCCAGTAGGCACAGAATCCTGCATGAACAGCATTTTGGAGCCTGCTGGAATGTCCGCATGGTCCGCTGATGCGAATTGCCATGTAGATCCATCCCAATATTCGATACGTGGAGGGGTAGTATCGTCACGAAGGAAGATCATACCAGAATCAGGACTTAGAAGATCTCTGGTAGCTTCTGAGCCAAACTTGAACTTATGGTATCCACTCCCAGAACTGTGTTCTTCTTCCCATTGTGCTGGAATAGGCACTCCGTTAGCATTGACGAGCATTGTAGTATCGTCAATACCGATACCCATGTACCAATCGTTTTCTGTAGTGACTAGGACACCTGCAAAAGCATCAGCACCAGCATACAAACGTACACCAGACACAAAAGGCGTACCTACCAGAGCTGTATACTTGCCGTTCTGGATGACGTTGTTCGAGGTCCCTTTTATTCCAAGAGGGAGTCGGCTGGGATCATCACTATCGGCTATTTCAAACAGGGTGCCGCTCCACGCGATCGGCGTACCCGGTTGGATTGCTGGATTGAAAAGCGCCTCTGGGAACGTGACCGGAGGGACGGTCTCGCCATTTGGCTCGATCGCAATTTGGTTCATGTTCACCAGTAATTGAGTGGATGAAATTGCCCGTCCAATAAACCACTCGTTGGAACTGTTAGTAAGGCTGCCGGGGTTGGCTTTGTCGGCGTACAAAAAATCTACAGAGAAGAGGTTGGAGTTGGCTGTGTACAACCCCTCCATGATTAGGTTGTTGTAATTACCTCTAATACCAACAGGGAATAGGTCTCCATTGGGGTCGGCATTTACAAATTTCGAGGTTAGAGTGTTGAAGGCGACAACAGCGCCTTCAGCTACCGATCCTTCCCAGATAGTAGGATCGTTAAATTGTGCATTTGGGGTTCCAAGCAGAAGTCGCAGAATTCTAGTGTCTAGCTGGCCTCCCTTGGGACCGCGATTCATAAGAAGATGTGGTAGTAGAGTACCGAGGGAAGTCCGTTTGCCGTAAGCAACCCTAACATCAGAATCTACGGGGTTGTCGAGAATCAGATATAGGCTGAGAGTCGGATCTGTGAAGAACCCCAAATCATCGACGGCACCTGAAGTTTGAGGATTCAGTTCATTCCCCGAAGAGCCAAGTCCAGGATCTCCAGTTTCTACAGCAGTGATTCTGACTGCTTGAAAATCTCCGTTGACGAATTCTACATCCTCTTCACTTTCTGCGCTGTAGAGATTGAACCATTGCTGAACAGTCCCTAGGAGGGCTTCCGAATCTGCAGGGGTTCCTACATAGTATGGTCCGTCCTGAGCCGGGAGTTCGATTTCCTGTGTTGAAGAAGAGATTGTGACGGCTAGTTCTGTAGGAGCAGCAAAAACTTTGGAGGAAGAGACCCATCGATTGGAATCGCTGGGGGGAGAATCCTCCAGCGAAGTTGCCGGAGATGGAACGTAGTTGCCTGCATTAGCATTCGCTTCGTCTTCAGTCAGAATTTTATCATCTGATTCTGTGACAAATCGGTTGGAGTTGTTAGGAGTACCAGCAGAACCTGCTACTGCTTCTGCCTGCAAGTCTGTTAAGTGGATCTCATCGGAGAGAATATTTTGGCGATGCTGATTTAGCAGCTCTAGAACATCTGCTGCGTTGGTGATATCGATCCACGCAACGCCATTCCATGCAAAAATCTTGGGTTGATCGCCGCTTCCATCAGTGACTATATAGAAATCGCCTGCACGATTTTGATTTGCTCCTGTGCTCGGGAGATCTATCTCGGCGCTTAAAAGTCCACGGAATTCTAGATAACCCAGAGGATCAACAATATCTGATTCGAAAATTTCAATCATCTGTGCCGTGGTAGCTGTAGAACCACCGGGCACGTTCACGACGCCAAACACAATAAGATTTGGGTTGTCGGCTCCCTGCTGCCCTGCAGGACCATCCAGGAGGAATTCGGGTTCTGTGAGGCTCTCAATAGAGAGGATAGAGTCGGAGTTAGAAACGTATTCTTGTCGGACGACAATGTAGTTTTTGAAACCTGCTGTCACATCGAGACGGGTTGTTTCTGAGTCCTCGCGAACGAACATGCCGTCCGACCCAGCGGTGGCGAACGGGGCAAGATCAATCTTCAAAACTCCAGGTACAGCAGTAATCTGGCCTCCAGAGAAGAATCCCTTGCTGAATAGACCCTGGAATCGATCGTTGATGTCCTGAGTGGAATCAGGGTTTCGGAATTTTAATAGTGCTCTACGAGGCATTAGTTAGGTCCTAGATCGAGTACGAGTAGATGTCTGGCTGTGGCTGTAGCAGAGGGATCTGTTTCATAGGCTTGTAAAGTGATGGTATGCGCTCCAGGGGAGAGCGTAGTCTGGTATCCTTGAAGGGGAAATGTAGATTCTCGGGGGGCGGTATAAACTTGAGCGGAGCAAGTCACGCCAAACGGTGCGGCGAAGGCAACTGTGTCAATCGTAAATCGATAGTCTGCTCTTGCAGTACCGCCTGAGGACTCTATTCCCAAAATTGCAAAGCACAGGACTGACGAATTTCCGCTGCGCCCCGTGAAGTCGAAAGCAACGGATAGAACATTGGTCCACGATGCGTCAAGAGCTATGGGGGTGCTGCCATCATCAGCATCAACAAGAATCTGGTTGATCAAGCCAGATAGTGAATCAGTTCCACCGGCTTCGTGACGTAGGGCGTGAGTGAATACGTTGAACGTATCTCCAGCGTCATCATCGAGGATACCTGTGGGCAGAATCAGATTTCCCCCAACCTCAAGAGAACTGGTGATCTCTAGAGGACCCGAGAACTGGCTGGCTTCCACCCAAGTGTTTGCAGCTCCGTTCGTGCAGTAGAAAACCTGACCTGTGTCAGTGGCAAACAGTGTCATACCTGTAGAGGAGGCTAGGCTGTTTGAAGTGGCAATTCCTGCATCTGCTGCTACGCCCACAAAAGTACGCGCTGACCCCTCCGAGTGAGTACCTGTTGTATCATCGTGCTCGATAGCAAAGATGCTTCGTGCTGTCTCCCACATCGGAGAAGCAGTAACGTTCACAAGCAATTCATTGCTGGAAACAGCGTGACCTACGAAATAGTCATTTTGGCCAGTTTGTAGCTGTCCGTCAACAGTGGTGGAAGCGTAGAATCTTGTTCCTGGTGTGTAAGGAGAACCGCTAGTGGGTTGGAATTTACCGACCTGGAGGATGTTGTTAGAGTTTCCACGGAGTCCATCAGGAGTAGGTGTGGCAGGATTAGAGTCATCCCAACGGACGAAGAGGCTTCCATCAAACGCTGCTACCTCGCCCGGCGAGAGAGATCCATCAAACAGGCCAACAGGGAACGCTGTACCTGGAACGAAAGCTGAGGGAGAAATGGCGAATCCGTTCATATTCACCAATAGCTGCGTGGTGTCAAACATTGTACCGATGAATCTATCGTTGGGCGTGGTGGTCAACCCACCCGGTGTAGAGCTACTAGCGTAGACTTCATCTCCTGCCGAGAAACCTGGGGCGGAGGTGAACTCGTAGAGACCTTCCATGATGAGATTATTGGTATTGCCTCGAATTCCGACAGGATACAGTGAAGAGGCGAGATTGTGCTTGGCGAACTTACCAAGACCGACACTAAAAGCTACTACATCACCGGGGCTGGTTCCCGAGTCCCAAGCTGAGTCGTCAAATTGTCCATTCACGCTGCTTTCTAGGATCTGGCGTACTCGCGCATCCACTTGCCCGAACTGAGGTCCCCGTAGAAGAAAAGTTTCAGGTACAATGTCGCCAAGTAGGGTACGCTTACCATAGCTAATCGTGAAGTCCACATCCGCTGGGTTGCTCACTCCCACAAATAGGGAAGCCCCGGAGAAGAATCCTAACGCATCAGTTTGAGGATTCGCGGCCGGAGACAATTCATTGGTTAGGCTAGCTTCCGTGAAGATGCCGGTTATCCGTACGGGCTGGAACTCACTATTCAGAAGTTCTTGGTCGTCATCTTCTTGAGAAGAATCTCGTCCATAGATATTGAAGAATTTCTGTGCCGTGCCGATTGTTCCTGCACCCACGAAATATGGACCATTTGCGTCTGTCAGCTCTATTGAGGAAGTGCCAACAAAATCAATTACAGCAGGAGCAGCAAAGATCTTAGAGGAGTTGATGTATCGATTCGAATCACTGGGCGCGAACTCGGACAGAATTGTCGGATCAGCTTGCAAAGCATCATTTTCATTTTGGCTGGGGATCCTGGGGTCAAGACTCGTAACGTATCGATTCGAGTCACTAGGTGTTCCGACTGTCCCAAAGAGAGCATCAGCTTGCAAGTCAGTAACATGAATCTTATCCACATCTAGATTGTCTCTGTGAGTATCCAGCAGAGAAATCATAGTCTGAGCTTGTGTTGTGTTCACCCACTCCAAACCGTTCCAGGTCCAGATTTCTGGGAAGCCCCCGGATCCATCTGTGATGATATAGAAATCGCCAGCTCGGTTGCTATTGGTTGTGATCAGAGGCAACAGGCCTGCGTTATCCAAAACCCCACGGAACGCAAGACGGCCGACTGGATCTATTACGTCTCTTTCGAAAAATTCAATGTGAGATTGGAGAACTTCAGTAGCTAGCGCGGGAACATCTACAACGGCAAATGTAATCAGATATTCCTGCTCAGGGTCTCCAAGATACTCCGCCCCAGTAAGAGATTCTACAGAGACAATGGGATCGGTATTGGCTACATATCGCTGCCGAACTACAATGTAGTTACGTACGCCAGCACTGACAGAAAGGACATTGTTTTCATCATCTTCCCGAACGAACATGCCATCCGGGCCCAGCGAAGCAAACGGAGTTAGGCGAACCGTAAGAGTGCTGGAAATAGCTTCTACGTCGCCGCCTGAAAATACGCCCTTGTTGAACAGCCCGCGAGTGCGGTCGTTAATGTCTTGCGTACTGTCGGGATTTTGAAATCTTAGAAGGGTGCGTAGTGTCACCGAATCGTCCTTTTAGAAGATCACCGACACAGAGAACTCTACGACTTCTGTATCCACCTTCACCCGTAGGGGGAAGTTTCCGATTGCGAATAAGAAAGTGGTTCCTACCAGTGAAGGGTTTGCCGGTGCGGAGACATATGTTGCTAGCAAACCAATGTTCGATAGTTCGCCAACAGCTTCGTTTTGCTGAAGAATGCACAGGAATTCAGGCGTGAACAGATCATCCGGCAAGCTAGCATCATCAACAGGCTCAGGTCCAAAAGTGATACTAGGCAATTCAGCCAAAGAAGTATCAGGAGTGAGTGCCACAATCGGGTTGCCCGGATCGTGTCCGCCACTGCCAACTTCGAATTGATTGACTACGAAAGAAGTGCCATTCACAGTTAGATCTGCGAATGCTGCGCGGCCTTGATCTGTAATCGCCGCGAGAACGGTAATCGACATCTAAGACTCCTAAGACTGCCTATTGATCCAGAAGAGCGTCCGCCAGATCCTTATGTCCCTTGTTATGAAGAGCCGTCACAAGGGATACTATTTCCTTGGGCGGTCGCACTAGAGTGCCATCCGGCTGAACGGATCCGACAAGAGCCCGAACTTGATTCTGGTACTCCCAAATCTTGAGAGGACGGTTTCGAACTCTAGTAAACTTGCAGGCGGCTTCAATAGCCTCATCCAGAACATAAAAACGAATCTGCTGACCCATGACAGCTTTATAGTCATCATCAAGTACGAAAATAAGCACGCGATTTCTCCTTCGTCGGCCCAGCTAAATCCTGACCGAGCTGGTGGCAGCTAAAAAGCCATCAAGTTCCGTCTTCCTAAAGATAATGCGGTCTTAGACATTGCCGATGGCTTTGAAAAAGTGATGGATCAAGCTAGTAACGGTCCAAAAAGAGCCTCCGGTAAAGTTACCATCTGTAGTGGCAGAAGCAAGAGATGATCCAGTACTCGACATGGCCCATATGATGTGGTTTTCGGCGTCATTTGTAGCCTCATAAACAGTGTCTCCTGAGACCACAATCCAATAAATCCCCGGTGTAAGAAGAGTTTCGTTAAAGAGGAAAATCTCGTAATTCGGTATCTCATCAGTGATTTCCATAGCAAATTTGTCTACGGCACCTGCTATCAGGAGACCGGGTGCTGTTCCGGCGGGGTCTGAGGAGCTATCTTCGTGAATGGCCACATTTAGGCTACCTGAAGGCAGCCCCAGGCGATGCAGGAATAGTTCCACGAAGCGCAAGGTGGCAGAGGAACCAGTAACCTTGAATTGCTGCGCTATGGTAAGGTTTCCAGTACCTCCTCCTAAACGTGTATTCTGTCCCTCCAAACCTCCAGAGAAGCTTGTGGGAGAAATCAAATCAGGAGTCACAGGATTAGCAGGATCTGTCGAAAAACTCAAATCGTTCCTGCTACCTGTGGTGGAGAATTCCTTGGAAAATACGTCCAAGTAGATCTCCCCGTCTGGCAAATTATTCACCACAGTGGATTTCACGAAAGATCCTTGCCTACCAAGTTCTAGGCGTAGATTTTCTGCCGTGGCAACTCTATCGAATCCTTGAGTCCCTGTGCCTGCTGTAAGCTGGACCTTGTAAGATCTTGGAACGTAAGCGTTCTCGTCTAGATCATTGTAGGTTTCATCGCCTGTGAACACGGTCTCTACACCGTCTGGATCTGCGAACTTCAGCTCGCTGCCGTACAAGGATTGAGCGAACACGTTGTCTATGTCGTCCAGTTCAATCTTAGCCCGAGCTGGTCGGAAGTGCGCCTCGTTCGCTAGAACATGCATGCGACCAAGGTAGAAATCTCTGTAAAGATCGGCGAGTGGCGTAACGCTTCTTGGGAAAAACCAGATGCCTGTAATATCTGATCTATCTAGATCTCCAGCGCTCGGAACGAATCCGCCGGAGCCATTATCGAAATCCAAAAATATAGGTATAACGTTTACACCGGGGACTAGATTCTCTTTGTCTATTTGATAAGTAGCTGCTCCTCCACTACCGTCGAAGATAAGGATAATGATGGATAGTAGCTTACCGGGATAACTAGGCACACCTGAATCAGTTGGTTCTAGGGCGTCTTCCCCTAGAAACATGGTGAGATATAGTGTGTTTGCCCCTATGTTGGTCAGATCCAAGGGAGGACCTGAATTGGTCCACCTGATGGCGGGAAGTAGGGCTCCTCCTTCTTTAATAAATTGAACAGAAGAGGTGCCTCCCAAGGCGATTGTACTGTTTGAGGCAATAGTGATTGGTCCCGGATTGAGAAATCCTCCGAGCGAAAATTCCGAGAAGTTACTGAAGTCTAGGATAGTTGTGTCGGCTCGGAACTCATCAATGGACACGTTTTCTTCAGAAGTCCCTACCACATCGCTCACTTCTCCTTCAGCAGAGAGGCTAAACGGTATATCGGTTTCCTGCGAAAATAGTTCCAACTGTTGCGTAAAGAACCCATCATAGGCACACCGATCCAATGTCGAATCCAAGGCAGGAATAATGAACAAGGAGTCTAGTGCATGCTCGATTGGAGTTTCATTTAGGGTGAATCTATCGAACCTGCCAGATAAGGGGAAGCCCACCCATCCGTCATCCCCAGGATCTATAGCAGGCTGGTCCAGCAGCTCGCCGGAGTCAAATGGTATTAGGGAATCGAAGGTAAGGCGTTTTTGCCCCAACGGATTATCTGCACTGACGAATAAGTCGAACGGGTAGCCAGCCGCGCAGAAAATGATATCGAATTTATTTAAGATCTCGACGACGATTCGAAAGTCGGTGAAGTTGAATTCACTATATGCTGTGGCCTCTGGATCGTCGAAATCGAATCGGTGAGTTTCCGGTATCCCACCGGCTGTGACGAGAACTTCACTCTCTCCGATCTCCTGAATAGTGTAGTAGTTACGCGCTGCATCGACAAGTTTGATGAATGACAGCCAGTGAGCAATTTCGTAGTTGGGAATCCACGTATGTGCTTCGAAACCAGAGAACTCCAGTTGTCGCCGAAACAGGGGCACAACGTTAGGCTCGAAGGTGCCCTCATCTGTCTTCGTTGGAGCAAAAATAGGTGTGGTTCCCAGCAGGGCTGCTCCAAAGTCTCTGACACCTTGAGTGGAGCTGTTTTTAGTCATGTATGCGCGAGTAACAAAACGACTAATCAATGTGCGAAGTGACTTCGGGTTTGCATAAAGATCTTGGAAAGGAATCAACATCTCGGTCATACGAGAAGAGAACTTACTAAAGAGAGCCCGTGTCTGTTCGTCCAAAGCATTCTGTGTGCTGTTGAAGATTTCTCGCGCGTAAGCTGTGACGAACGTACCGACGTGAGATGCAATTACAGAAGTGAATGAGCCATCATTATGTGTGAACACATCAATCTGATTCTCTCCCTTCCGTAGCGGTAGAGAAACCACAAAGATATCATTGATCGGGACCACTACCTTCTCTACAACCCGATTTTGGTTGGCAACGCTGGTGTTGTTGTCTAAGCTGATGAGCGTGGCCCGGATCGTGTGCTTTTGCCCAACGTTGTCTGAGGTGATGCGAAATGGGGTTTCGAATGTAGTGAACTGCGTTATAGGGCCTTCAATATTGGTGAATCCTCCTGATGGAATGCCTTTGAAGTCGCCCAATACATCACTGGTGCTTCCGAAAAGCATGCTATTCAGAGATTCTTGATAAACCTGAGGCTGTAGTTCGATTCGAATAGTCATATTACTGGATGTTTAGTTGAAAAGTTGCA